AGCATTTACACCATTTACCTGGTTTGGTGGCTTAAGTTCTTTCATTGGGCTAGCATTTTTTGTTCCATTTATATCTCCCGCATTCATCGCAACTCTAAAGGGTGTGCTTTTATTGACGTTTTTCTTACCAGTAACATCATCTAATCAGTTAGTACGTCCAAATGATTTTCGTAACATTGTTCTGGACATGCCTCTTTCGTTGCTACCTACCATACCACTGCCACTTGAGCTATTTGCCCCACCTCCTAAAAGCTGCGGTTGGTAACCTCGAACATTTCCTCCTAAAAATATTTTATCTTCTGGTTTGGTGTCTGGTGTTGGTGTTTGATCTGGTGTTGGTGTTGGTGTTTGATCTGGTGTTGGTGTTGGTGTTGGTGTTTGATCTGGTGTTGGTGTTGGTGTTTGATCTGGTGTTGGTGTTGGTGTTTGATCTGGTTTTGGTCCGCCCGTAACCTTAAGCATTCTAGTCAAAGTTTTTTCTTTCCCCCATTCTTCATAACGTAGATCCGGCTCATTCTCGCGGCCCGGCGTTTTCTGTGCTTTCCAGCCCCGCCGAGACGAGGTGTGAGTAATTCGGTACGTTACAAGTTCTCCATTTAGTATATTTTGTAGTTTGTCAGAGTTGTCTCTATACTCAGTGAACACCACTTCCTCCCTATCTTTTTTCAGAACTTCCTCCACAGATTGGGAGGTGTGGATTGATGAGTCAAAAATTATATCACCGGCGCCTGTGCTGCCAATAACCCTCGATATTTTCGTTGAAAACCTAAGCTGTGTATCGAGACCCTTGTTCGTGAGAACGGTCTTGTTCCACCATGCGATTTTAGTGTCGGAAAAGATTTGATCTTTTTTATCTGTCTTCTTTCCTGTCTCCATATCTCTATCCAGTACCTGTAAGTCAGAGTTTTCCACGAACATTAAAAATTTTCTACTATTTCTTAAATCTTCATTTACTGACACTATCACCTGTCGCGCAAGATTGCCAAAGACATTCCAAGAATCTATTTCGTCGTAATCGACTGTTTCTAGTGGCGGCGGCAATTCAGAGTCCACATCTGCCATCCGCGCCCATCTAAGGATTGGCACGACATTGGGTGCGACGGCATCGTTAAAGACGCTGAGGGAATCCTCGTTATCCTGACCTTTCCCGAAACCTCCGGATGTGGTCGGCACGGCTGGGCAAGTTTGAGAAAACACTAATAAGTCTTTCCCTCCCATATAACCGTGATTAAGACAATTAACACTTGCCGTCACAAAATCACCTGACACAGTTACTTTTACATCGCCCCAATAATATTTCCCGTCAGTTGCAAGCTCAACGCCATCGTTGCCCGTGACCTCGAGGTTTTCCGAATTCGTTGCCGTTATGGACATTCTATGTGCATATGGGATATTTTTGAGTGTGTAAGTCGCTGCATTTAACCCCCATTTAGTATTAGGATTATATGTCATAGCACCATTGAACACATATTTGTTTTCACCGCCAACATCTATAACTTTTACTGATGTCTCAGAAAATAAGCAGGTAACCTGAGTTAGTGAAGACGTTGCAGGAAGAATAGTATGTATTGGCAGCGGCGGGACCGTCACTGTCGCCGCCGCTGCTGCCACTGCGGCAGCAGCGCCGGCGGTGGTGCTACTGACAGTCGCTTCGCCATCAGGTTTAGGTACATTCGTTGAATCTGGCATTTATATAATAATCATATTAAAATAATTTATAAAAATAAGCATATAATGAAAGTCTCTAAAGCACACATATTAGTATTAGTCGGGTTAGTTTTTATTATTATGAAAATAAGCGATTACTATTTTAATTTACCACAAAAGGTTGAATTAAGTAAATTAAAACATATATTGGAACCTGGAAATTATAAAGGTTCTGGATTTTATGAACCAACTTCAAATTATCCAGATGGTTTAAAAACTAAATTATTTATGGTTATTAAAAAAACAAATAATGGACTAAATTGCAAATGTTAATATCAAAGCATATAATTCAAAATCAAATAAACTAGAATATTCAGGAATAAGAGTTGTAAATTTTGATTATAAATTAAATCATGGAGATACTGTTTTCAAAAACTCAAAAAGTTTTATATCAGGAAGTTTAGTATCTAGTTCTCATGGTAAAATTACTAGTTGTTCAGAAAATACATTAGTAGATTCATCTATTGGTTGGTGGCATACATCAAAACATGAACATAGCATCAAAAATACTTTAACAAAACATGGTAATAAACTACATATTTCTTTTGAAAATAAAACTAAAATACCATTTTTAAACAATCATACTATGACAGAAGAATACGTGAAAATCTGAAATAATTTAAAAAAATTACAAAAAATAATTTATTTGTAATTTTTATTGTCAATTTAATTTATTTTGTCATAATCCTAGGCGCAACACCCATTGTAATAAGCTCCTGAAATAGCAATTTGCAAGAATATGGGATTTCAACATATTCAAAATCAGTTCTATTATCACAATGTCTGCAATGATGAATATGCCGTTGATCATTATATGCTGCAATCATACCACATCTTTTACATACATGCACGCTATATGAATCAGATGCATCATACATCCGACCTTTAGTAAATCTAGCAGCTCCATGTGAGCACATACAATCCCTCTCCATTTCTCCAAATCGATGACCACCGTCACGAGATCTGCCTTCAGCTGGCTGTCGCGTAAGATTTACCTTAGGTCCATAACTTCTACTATGTTGCTTATCTTTAACCATATGCTTTAATCTTTGATAAAACACCGGTCCAATAAATACAGATGTTTCTAGTTGTTCCCCAGTAAGACCATTATACAAAATCTCATTTCCCTTTGATTCATATCCAACACCTTGAAGTGCATTGCAAATATCTTTCACTTTTAAATCTCCAAAGCTAGTTCCATCTCCAAACAGCCCTAATTCGAGAAGTGCTTTTCCTAGTACAGTTTCTTTAAGCTGTGCAATTGTCATTCTGCTGGGAACTGCATGAGGATTGATAATAATATCTGGTTTTACGCCATCTTTTGTGAATGGCATATCACATTCGGGAATAATATTTCCAATAGTTCCTTTTTGCCCATGTCTGGAACTAAACTTATCTCCAATAACCGGTTTTCTAACAGTCCTAATTCTTACTTTGCAAAAGTTGTAACCATCGCCGTTCCTTGCAATCATATTTTTATCAATATAAGACTCTTCGTGCGTTCTATACATTTTACTTTGATCTTGGTACTTAATTGTTTTAGTATGATCATTTCTGGCTGCTTTGATCGGCAAAACTTTTGAAATGATAATATCACGATTTTCTACTCTAGTATTTTCTGGAATAACCCCATTCTCATTTACCTTATCATAATTTGCATACTTCATTCCTTTTGTTTTTGTTTTATCTGGTCGGCATCTAATCTCCTCATCACCATGAATCTTTTTATCTTCATCTTTTACTGTGTGGTAAATAGTAGCTTGGAAGAGTCCTCTATCAATAGATCCTTGATTAAACAAGATACTATCTTCCTGATTATATCCAGAATGAGTCATAATTGCAACAATAACCTGACAGCCTGATGGTACTTCATTAAGTTTGATAAGATTCATAATACGAGTATCAACTAATGGTCTCATAGGATATGTCATAACAAATGATGTTTTATCCATCCGATTATCATAGTTTGTAACATACATACCCATAGCTTGCTTACCCATTGCACATTGATATGTATTTCTAGGAGATTGATTATTTTCAGGAAAAGGAATACATGACGCTAGGATTCCAAATATAGTACTTGGGTGAATCTCACAATGTGTATATTTGTAAATCTTTGTTCCTTCTTGATTAATCAGCTCAATTGGTTTCATTGATATCATGCTTAGATTTTGCTCTGCTGCATCAATATACTCAATTACTGCTTCCGGTAGATTTATATCAGTAAGTAAATCTTCCCATGTCAAATCATTTTTTTCCAACCGATCAATAATATTTTTATCCAACAAAAGTTTGTTGTTTTTAACGCGCAACACTGGTCTAGAAAGTCTTCCAGCTTCATTGCAAATACGTATTTCCTTATTTTTAATGTCAAAAACAATAGAGCAATAAATATTAATAATGCCTTTATGTTTTTTATCTTTCAGATCTTTATAAAGCTCTAAAGGCTTTTTTGCATTTCCCATTGGACAACCATTTATGAATACTTTAAATCCATGCAAAAGTTGTTCTGGTGTTTTTTCCAACTCTTCGTAAGGAATAACTTGTGGCTGAATATATTGATATAATGCTGCACTATTAGATGGAATTGTAACATGCGCCATGTAGCTAAGATTTTTAACAATTCCAACTGAATGACCTTCTGGTGTCTCTGCTGGACAAAGAAATCCCCAGGATGTACTATGAAGCTTTCTGGGAGGGATAAGCTTTCCGCTTTTATCAATTGGCGTATTAATTCGCCTGAGATGACTCAAACTTGAAATATATGTTAGTCGGCTCAAAACCTGTGCAACACCTACTTTACTACTAGAACTTTTTGTTCCAAAATCACCAGTGGATAATGCTCTCCTTAAACCACTTTCAATTGTGGTTGATTTCACGATTTTATAAATATTTGTATTATTAACAATATTGTCATATTCTTCTTTTGCTCTCCAAGACCCATTTTTAATTTCACGAACAATAGCTTTCTGCATATCTTTTACAAGTTTATTAAAGTAATTTCTAAACAAATTATTGAGCAGAGTTCCAGTAAGGTCAATGCGCTTATTTAGATAAGAATCTCTGTCATCTGTTTGCTCCCACCCAAAGCTGGTTTTTAGCAAACGCCGTGTCATATATCCTAAATAATAGATTTTTTGAATCATTGTTTTGCAGTGAGGGAACAAATCTGTATTCAATACACCAACTGTAAACTCACGTTTCTTTCTTGCACCAGTTTCTTTATCCATATTTATTGGAGTGTACATCGCATGAGCCGTAATATATGTAACTGCTTCTTCTTGTGTCATATATTGACTTGCATCTACAATGGTTGCACGAAGAGCCATCAAAAGTTTTTTAGTTACTTCTGGTTCAACCTTGTCATCTACATTCAATACAATCTTTTGACAGATATCGCGATCTGTAATAATACCCAAAGCTCTGAAAACAATAAACAATGGAATAGGTGATTTTATGCGAGGAATCTGGAGCAAAAGGCTTTGTCCAAAACCACTGCTTTTACTAGTAATATGAAGTGATATTTGCTTTGGAGAAATACATTTGAAATCTGGTACCGATTTAATTTCAGCAGTCCATGCCCATTTATTATTATTTTTTTCCACATTAAAACATTGAACATTATTTTCAGCCGCTCTTTCTTGACCTTGACATGTTTTTTCTGATCCGTTTATAATAAAGTATCCTCCTGCATCCATTACACACTCTCCAGTTACACTATTTGGAACATGAGAATATTGAGATAAAACACATATGCAGGAACGCAGCATAATAGGAAGCTTTCCAATATGAACACCCGGAATCTTTTTATAAATGGTTTGCTCTGATTCAAGATTTTCTCCACTTTTAATAACGTACTTAAGTGTCATATCGACAGTCATGTTTGCAGCATAGGTAAAGTTTCTCAATCTTGCTTCGTGTGGAAACATAAGCTTAATAGCACCAGTGTTTTCATGTATTTGAGGTCTTTGAATGCTGAAATTAGTGAAGGTTACATATACATCAAGATTTGGAGATTTGTCTTCTGCGTTAGCATTTTGATAACTAATACGAACCGGATTAAACATTGAAATTGTCTTTGGTATTTGATAGGTCACGAAATCATCATATGATTCAATTTGATGCCTTACCATTTGTTCCAAATGCTTTCCATGAAAGTAAGAACCAATAATTGTCCATGGTTCCTTTGAATATTTACAATAATCGATATCGTTTTGAGCACTCATGTTTTTTCCAGAAAGTTGTGTATATGTAATCTCTTGCATGGCTATTATTCATTTCAATTTATCTTTAAATATATTCTAAATATAATACATTAATGAGTGATAATCGTAATAATAACAAAAATAAATCAGATGATTTAATTACTTTCAATATTAATGAAAGAAAAAATACTAACGAAACTGAAAAAAATATTTTAAATGATACAATAAACCGGGATTTAGAGCTCTTAGATGATTGTAAAGAAAAAAATATAAATGATATAATAAATAACTTAGAAACTGATATAAAACAAAACGTTGTTAATAATTGCGATAAAACGTTAAAAAGGCATAGAAATAGCAATATAAAAGATATTATTATGATTAAATCTCTTCCAAAGAAAAAGAAGAGAAGAACAGCTAAGAAAATTATGGATTGTTTAGATACGAAAGATAGTAATGCGATTATAGCTCAAGATTTAACAATAATGCCTATGAATAACTTAGTTAATCTTATTGACGGAAATTACAATGAACCAATTTATTATTTTTCCGACGATGAACCTTTGAGTTCTCCAAAAATTGTAAAAGAAAATAAAATAATTATGGAAAATATTAAAACGTTGGATGATCTTATTAATTTAATTGACACATATCCTATTACTGATAATGTAACATACAATATAGATATGACTGTTTTGCATAATATAAAACCTAATTTAAAAAAACTACAAAGCATGATAGGCATGAAAAGCTTAAAAACACACGTAGTTGATCAAATCTTATATTATTTGCAGGGATTTCATAAAATGGGAGGAGGAGGAGATTTCATGCATACGGTTATATACGGGCCACCTGGAACCGGAAAAACTGAAGTAGCAAAAATAATAGGGAAAATATTTAGTAAGTTAGGTATTTTATCAAAAGACAAGTTTAGAAAAGTTACAAGATCTGATTTAATTGCTGGTTATTTAGGTCAAACAGCTTTAAAAACCCGAGCTGCTATAAAAGATTGTATAGGCGGTGTAATGTTTATTGATGAGGCATATGCTTTAGGAAATGCGGAAAAAAGAGACTCCTTCGCAAAAGAGTGTATAGATACCTTATGTGAAGGACTAAGTGATCATAAAGATGATTTTATGGTTATCATTGCAGGATATGAAGAAGAACTAAAAAATTGTTTTTTTAATTTCAATCAAGGATTAGATTCCAGATTTACTTGGAGATTTAAAACAGAAGACTACAGTCCAGAAGAACTTATGAAAATATTTGAGAAAAAGGTACATGATGCAGGATGGAAAATTAAAGATAGTGCAATGAATGAAAAATGGTTTACCGATAATATGGATTATTTTAAGTTTTATGGTAGAGATATGGAAACATTATTTGCAAAAGTTAAAATTGCTCACAGTAGAAGAGTATTTTGTTTAGATAATTCCCATAAAACAATAGTCACAAAAAAAGATTTGAAAATTGGTTTAGAGATGTATATCTCTAACGATGAAGTTAAAAACAGAAAACCAAATAGCGATTTATCAAAAAGAGCGCATTTCTCTATGTATACCTAGTTCTATAATAATTATTTTTTTTACTACTTATTATAGGTATGAGCACAAAAAAAACTATTCACATTAACCAAGATTTTTTCTCTCTTTCGGGAAAATCCAGAAAATCTAGGAAAAAAGCAAAAAAGAAAAAAGCAAAGAAATCAGGGAAAAGTAAAAATCATACAACCTCAATAAAAATGAGAAAAGCTTTTATGCAGAAAGTTCAAGAATATCATGATAATAAAAATAAAGAAACTCAACAAAAAAAAGACGATGAGGTGGGAAAGAAAGAGTTCGATAGCGCATTTGATAGATCATTAAACTTTTTATCCGACTTATCAAACAAAAAGAAATCTAGGAGAAAAAGAAAAAAACAAAAATCACCAAGAGTATCTCTTGAAATACCAAAAGAGTTTTCTAATAAAAATCATATTTCAATTAATGTTGATAACAAACCAGCCTCATTAGGCAAACCTAATAATTCAAATATTGTTGAAGTAAAGTCTATAAATCCACATTTATCTAATAAAAGACACTTTAAATCGAGAGCGCCACCTCCATACAGCACATTGAAGGGTGGATCAAAACCAACATATAGACAATGGATGATGACGCAAAAAAATAAGAATAACTTTTCTGGTGGTAAAAAACGACATAACATTATTATCAATAATAAGCCAGAATATGTAGAAAGTGAAAGAGCAAAAAAGCTGAAAATGATTAAAAATAATAATAATAAAAAGCGTAACAAAAAAAGAATGATTAAAACAAAAATAACAACGAAAACTGTAAAACGAAAATTAGGAAAAAGTGGAAAAAAGATAGGCGTGTTAGTTAAAAGTCGCCAAACTAGAAAAAATATTCAAGGAGAAAAATTAAAGTTAAATAAAACTAGTATTGTTGAAATTAAACGCTATTTAAGAAAAAGAAATCTTATAAAAGCAGGTAGTAAAGCCCCAAATAATGTGCTAACAAAACTATATGAACAATCTGTGCTTACAGGCGATGTAGTAAATAAAAGCACAGACATTTTGGTTCATAATTACCTAAATGAATAAAGGCATAAAGGCAATGTGTTATTATATAATAAGACATTGAAGTAAATGGGTATTGTAGATGATTATCTATCTTATACAAAAAAATATAAATTGGAATATGGCGAAAATACGTTAGTATTAATGCAAGTTGGATCATTTTTTGAAGTGTATGGGTTGAAATGCAAAGATAATAATATTACTGGCAGCAATATAGAGGATTTTTCCAGGATATGCGATATGGTTATAAGTGGAAAAAATCAAAAAATCAAAGGCAATAAAGTAATGATGGCTGGATTTGGTCTTGCACAAATTGAAAAATATATTAAAAAACTACAAAATACAGGATATACTATAGTGATTTATACACAAGATACAAAAGCAAAAAACACTACTAGAAGCTTATCTGAAATAATCTCTCCTGGAACTTATTTTGCGAGTGAATCTGATAAACTAACAAATAATATTATGTGTATATGGCTTCACTATACCAAAAAAACTAGATATTCGCCAGAAAAGCTTTGGACTGGTATTGCTTGTTTAGATAATTTTACTGGAAAGAGTCGCATTTGTCAATTTGAAAGAGAGTATTACAAGGATTCTTCAATATATGACGATTTGGAGCGCCAAATATCGATTGATAATCCACAAGAATGCATTGTTATTTCAAACTTAGAAAACGATTATGTTGAGCAAATTGTTCAATATGTTGGGCTATCAAATGTCAAAACACATCTCATTGATCAAACCAAAGAAGGTGATATGGTAAAGTTTTCAAAAAATGCAGAAAAACAAGTATATCAAAATGAGGTAATGACACGTTTTTTTCCAAATATCTCTCCTGAACTAATAATAAACACATTTAAAACACATTGTATTGCAATGCAAGCTTTTACTTTTCTGGTGGATTTTATATTCCAGCATAGCCCTGTGTTGGTTAATAAAATGGCATTTCCTATATTTGAAAGCAATGCTGAAAGACTTTTGCTAGCAAATCATTCACTGAGACAATTAAACATAATAGATGATTCTCGTCATAAAGGCAAATTGAGAAGCGTTGCAGCGCTGTTAAATAATTGCATGACTGCTATGGGGAAAAGAGGATTTAATTATCAGATAACATCTCCACATACTAATATTGAAAAATTAGAATGTATTTATAACCTTACCGAACACGCTCTCAATATTGATATATGGGGAAATATTAGAAATGGGTTGCGTAATGTAAGAGACTTAGATAATATTTCTAGAAGGATGGTTTTTAATAAAATCTCTCCTAGGCAGTTATGTGATTTCATGAAAACAATTAAAAAGATAATGGAAGTTGGTAACATGGTGAATACAGATAATACCTTTTCTGATTATGTTAAAATTAATGATATGTTATGTATCAAGGAGTGTGAAAAGTTATCAAATATTATCGAGAAAACATTTGATTGCGAAAAAGCACAGTATATTAATGATATAAGTCCAGAGAGATTAGGAACACTCATGCCAGAAGATGCATGTTTTGTTAAAAAAGGAATTAATATCGAAATTGATGACTTATTAGAAAAAAGTATTTATAGTAGTGAAAAATTAGAAGCAATTCAATCGTATTTATGCAGTTTGATTGAAACAATAGAAAAAAAGAAAAAGAATCCTTTTGTAAAGATTCATGAAACTCCAAAGTCTGATCCATTTTTGATTGCTACAAAACGAAGAACAACGTTATTGAAAAGCGCGATTGAAAAAGCTAAACTTGATAGTGTAAGTCTTACAACTAAATCAGGAGTAAAGTTTGATTTAAAATTGTCAGAAATAAGATATATTACCATGGGTAGTAATAAAAAAGATTTATGTATTACAAATGGTGCTATAACAAAAATTGCAAATAATATCCAAAAGTCTCGAGATAAACTTATTCATAGAATTGGTGCCTTTTTTTACAATTTCATTAATGATATCGTTTCAATGCAAGAAAGTATAAATAAAATTAGTCGTTTTGCTAGTTGGGCAGATAATCTGCAAAATAGATGTTATATTGCAAAAAAATATAATTATTGCAAACCAAAGATAGTTATTAAAAATAAGTCATATTTTGATATTGAAGGCTTGAGGCACCCCCTTATTGAGCAATTGCAAATAAATGAACTTTATGTTACAAATGATATATGCATGGGGGATGTAAAAGATGGACTTTTGCTATATGGGACAAATGCTGTTGGGAAAACAAGTTTTATACGAGCAGTTGGTATTTCTATTGTTATGGCACAGGCTGGTTTATATGTTCCTTGCAAAAGTATGACATTTAATCCATATAATAAACTTTTTACAAGAATATTGGGAAATGACAACCTTTTTAAAGGCTTATCTACTTTTGCGGTTGAAATGTCAGAACTAAGAACAATTTTAACTATGTCTGATGAGAATAGTTTGGTTATTGGAGACGAATTGTGTTCTGGTACAGAAAGCGATTCTGCAAAAAGTATTTTTACTACCGGTGTCGAATGGTTACATGAAAAAAAAGCTACATTTTTGTTTGCTACTCATTTTCATGAGGTAAATGAGTATAGTGAAATAGAAGATATGGATAGATTGATGATGAAACATATGTCAGTTATATATGATTCTAAAAATGATAAATTAGTTTATAATAGAAAGCTCCAGGATGGTCCTGGAGAAAATATGTATGGTTTAGAGGTATGTAAATCTTTAAATCTTCCAGCTGCATTCTTAAAAAGAGCTCATGGTCTTAGAATGAAATATGATCCCAAAAAGTCAAATATCCTTGCTCAGAAAACATCAAGATATAATTCAAAAAAACTTCGTGGAAATTGTAAGTTATGTGGAAAAAAAGGAGATGAAATACATCATTTAAAGCATCAAATAAATGCGGATGTAAATGGATTTTTTAAGAGTCATCACAAAAATCATCCGGCCAATTTAATTAATCTTTGTGAAAGTTGTCATGATAAGATTCATGAAGATGGAAAGCAGCATAAAATAGTTAAAACTAGTAATGGTTATGAAATAGAGCCCATTTAAATGAAAATATTATAGATTATAACTATATATGTCTGGCGATGAATATGACGCAGATGAATGGCTTAGAATAGATCCAGAAGATCCAGATTTTGATATAGAAGATTATTATGAAAGATTATATCCAATGCGTGAGCAATTTATTCGCGAACGGCAGCAGCAGCAGCAAGAAGAAGAAAAAGATGAAGAACCTGTAAAATGGAAATGGGTTTTAAAAGATAATATAAAAAGTGATAATTGTGCAATATGTCAGCAAAAATTAAATAATGGCACACTAGTTATGGAATTATCATGTAGTCATCAGTTTCATAATAAGTGTATTGATTCTATATGTAGATATAATGATGAAAGTAAAGGAGCATCTGAGACCAATTTTAGGAATGTAGAATGTCCTATGTGTCGTAAGAAAAAGACATTTGACATAGATTTATGTATATCTGCAGACGCTTACAATGATAATGCTTTAGTTGAAGATGAAGATGTTATACAAAATCCACAAAAATATTTTTCTGCTTCGGAGGATATGTCCGGTGGTAAAACTAAACCAAAACGAAAAAAGAAAGCAAAAAAGAAATATAAAACTAAGAACAAAAAATCTAAAACTAAATCTAAATCTAAAACTAAATCTAAAACTAAATCTAAAACTAAATCTAAAACTAAATCTAAAACTAAATCTAAATCTAAAACTAAATCTAAATCTAAAACTAAATCTAAAACTAAATCTAAGCGAACCACACGTAAAAACAATCCTAAGAAATCAAAATCTAAAAAACGTAATAAAACAAAAAAGAAATAATTATAATATGAATAATAATATAATTTCATATTATACACTTACTAATGTCTGATAATAATATTTTAGATAATTTTGAAAAAGAGATCGATGAAATTAAATCTATGAGAGAAAATAATAGTCAGACCGCATTGGAAAAATTAGATCTATTGCACAAAAAAATACAAGATGAATTAGAATTTGGTATGCAGTCTGGTAATAGGTCTGTAATTCGTAGTTTAATGCAAGCACAACAAAAAATTATTTCAGAGATACCAAGGGAGTCTATTACCGCATTTCTTGAAAGTGGTGAATCAAAAAATAGCACTGAAAAATGTTTTGTTCCTGAATTATTAGAAACAGTAGAATCCGATGTATTCCTTGGTGAAAATCCAGATCATATAAAAGTTATGGTTGATGGTTTAACTGACAATATTTGTTTAAATAAAAATAATATAAGTCATGAGACAATTAGAGAATCTCTTAGAATATTATGCGATAATGATAATAATGATATGTCTGATTTAAATAATCTTTATGTCAAGGTAATAAATATATTTGCTCTTCAAATAGATGCTATCATACCATTGAAAGAGTTTTTGGGCTACTTTTTTGGAGTTCCGGAAGCAAAAAAGTTTAAATTGATTAAAAAAAATGGCGAAAGTTTAAAAATTAAAAAATATGCATTGGAATATCCAGACGCAGAATTAAATGAAGCAATTAATGCATTACGATTGAAATTATATAAAATTAAAGATCTACATACTGTGGAATTACATGAAAATACTATGGAAGTTTTGAATGCTACAGATGGTACAAGCGTTGATAATTGTAAAACTTATGGTACACTTTATGAAATTAAGATAATAGATGAAAATGGAGAAGAAAAAGAAATAAACTATGAAGAAAAATCTCAAGAGTTATTGAATAGTGATACTTGGAAAGATTTATTAAAATACTCTTACGATAACAATGATGTTAGAAAGGTCAATAAACTTTACTTTGAATTAATAAAAGATAGATATGATTATAATTTATTTTTGGGCGGTTTCGCAAACTATTTTAAAAATGACGGAACATATGAGAATATTTTAATTGAAAATAACAACAATGTTAGGCCAACAGATATAGAAATAATCAAAAAAAAACTTATTGCTATATTAGGAGAAATTGCATTTAAATTAAACTTTGAAGAAGGGTTTGACGGTAATATGCAAGATAATAATCCGACATTTGGTGATCAGGAATTGAAAACAGCTACACAAACCTATATTAGAGATAGTTGGAGAAGTGGAAAAATCACTTCAGATACTGCACACTTATTATTAGATGATGTATTCAGAGGAACACCTTTATTTATAGTTGAAATATTTTTAAAGAATATTGTTGAAGAATTAGAAGATAAAATATCAGATTTAGTACCATTAAATGTAACAGATGAAGATTATCTGGCTATAAATACTGCATTTAATAATTATATTGAAGATATTATAGATAATAATACTTTTTCAGGATATAGCCCCCAACAAATTAATTATGATTTGTCCCTGCAACCAGATGCAAGTAGTGATGAAGATGAA